TTCGTTCTTCTCTTCCAGGTAAATCACTATTTCCGTACTGCTTTCCTTTACATCCGAAATGATGAAATAATCCAATGTCCCTTCAGGAAGAAGGAGACGATAACCGCTGGTTTCCATAACTTTTGCTGATTTTCTTTCCGGCAAAGATATAAATTTATCGGATTTACCCCTCAGATTATTACGTTGACCCGTTTTCGAATTCGAAAAACGTAGAAAAAAATGTGTTCATCACTTAGAAAAAACGCATCGATTCAGAGTGTAATTTCGTACACAGAACCCAAGTTACATACTGGTAAAACATGGTATATTGACTTCACGGCATACGATCCGCTGGAACAGAAAATGAAGCGGAAAAAGTATATGCTGGATGGAATACCCAAGCTGACCGACCGTCGCCGTCGGGCAAATGAAATCATCACCAATCTTAATGTAAAGCTCCGTTCCGGATGGAATCCTTGGGCTAATGTGGAGAACTCCAGGCAATACACTCCGTATATAGATATTATCCAAAAGTATCATATATATCTGGGCAAACTGTATGCAGCTGGCACCATTAAGGAGAATACCCTGAAGGATTATGAGAAGCGCCTGCGAGTCTTTGAGGAGTATACAGCTAAACATATCCCGGCCATCGTGTATGCGTATCAGATTGACCAGTCTTTCATCTCTGACTTCTTGGACTACGTGCTGCTTGACCGGGATTCATCGGCCAGAACCCGGAATAACTACCGTACCTGGTTGTCTTCACTCTGTAACTGGATGATGGAAAAGCAATACCTTACTCATAATCCGGTTGAGAAGATTCGACAGCTGGCAGAAGAAGAGAAGAAACGTTCTGCCCTGACGGTTCCGGATATTCAGAAGCTCAAGAAGTATCTCCAGAAAGAGAATCCACATTTCCTGTTCTTGTGTCAGTTTGCTTATTACACCTTTATCCGTCCGGATGAAATCTCCAATATCCAATTGGCTGACATCAATCTGAAGGAACAGAAAGTATTTATTGGTTCCAGTATAAGTAAGAACCGGAAGGATGGTATGGTCGGACTGAATGATGCACTGATTAAGTCGATGCTTGACCTGGGCGTTTTTAATTCTCCCAATGATTATTATCTGTTCGGTAAGGGCTTCAAGCCCTCACGTGAGAAGGTGACCACCCGTGTGTACAGGAACTACTTCAATAAGGTCAGAGCAAAACTGAAGTTTCCGGACAGCTACCAGTTCTACTCTCTGAAGGATACCGGTATCCGTGATTTGGCCAACGCTGAAGGAATCGTCATAGCCCGTGATCAGGCGCGTCATGCGGATATTTCTACAACCAATAAGTACCTGAAAGGGGCAGACATGACAGTGCATGAGGAGACTAAACATTTTGAGGGGAACTTTTAAAAAAAGCCCATACGGATATTTCCATACGGGCAACATTCTTTATTGTTCAGAGATAAATTTAATCTTATCATTTAGTATTCCATACAGATTCCTGATTGAATATGCTTTCTCACAAAATGTCCTACCAGACTTGAACCATACGCGAGCTGAAAAATTTTTACCGGTATCAACAATCTTTATACGGCGCACATTAGGAAATGTATTAAGAATATAGCTGCAAATCTTCTGCCTTATTTCAGAAGTAGTACTTGCTTTGCGATGGCGGACACCGGTTACTGGATTATAAACTCTTAAAACATTGCTGTTGAATGAGCGAATATCCGTTTCGTGGATTGACGTTCCGCAACAGTTTAGCATAGCTGTATTGGAAACCTGATATGTATGTAACATAATAATAAAAAAGTATCCGTGCCTGTCCCGCTGCTAATTCACATCTATCAGGAAATGCTAGCAGGCGCATTAACGCACTGCGACGGGGGTACACGGATACCAGTATTTTAATGGTACTACCAAATATGCGGACATAAAAAATGCCTGCAATAAATGCAAGCCAATCGTCCTGCACTTCCTGAAATAAAATGAATTAGCATTGCAAATATGATGATTTATTTTGGAATGGCAAAGGAAAAATCGAAAACTTTTGATTAATAACAACCTCTTTGCATTTTTGCAAATAAAATTTGCTTAAATGAAAATTTATTTCTACTTTTGCAAAGTATTAATTAAAACTGATATGAGAATATCAAATAAATTATTGCTAAACGATTTTGTTCAAAGGCACTCAAGGGCGGTGAAACCGATGAACAAATGGGTAGAAGAAGTTCTGAAAGCTGAATGGGCTACCCATAAAGATTTAAAAGATACATTCCCTTCAGCAGACTACGTAGGAAATAGCCGATATGTTTTTAACATTAGCGGGAATAATTTTAGGATAGTAGCTGTAGTTCTGTTTATTGGAGGAATATTAGAATTGAGATTTGTCGGTACGCATGCAGAGTACGACAAAATTAAAAACTGTTCGGAGATTTAATCTCCGGACAGATTAAATTGACATTACTAACAATTATTATAACTTATGACAAGAATGAGCGTCAACTGTATCACAACACGAGATCAGTATGATGAAGTACGTAATCGTGTTAATGAACTAATCAAAGAAGCTACCCAAAAAGGTATGTTGGAACCAAATGCGGACAATGAATACATTCGTGAAATAGCCCGCTTAGCAAAAATGAGTGCAGATTATGAGGATGAATATCTGAATGTCTTGCCATTAAAAGTAAAAAATCCTCTAATCAAAGCTATTGAAGATTATTTCTATTCTAAAAACATGAAACGAAAGGAGGCAGCAGCAACATTAGGATTGAATGAATCTGTATTTAGTCAGATTATGAATGGGAAAAGAAAAATTTCAGCATCACTTGCTAAAAAACTTTATACAGATTTGCATATTAATGCTGATTTAATTTTACAGAATATTTGAAAAATAGGGCTGTCGCGTTTCACAACGGGATAGCCCTTTATTATATAGTTTAAACAGAATATTACTCTATTAGATAGAAAGTTCCTTCAACTACATCATTTAGTCCATTCATTTCGACTATGTAATGTAACTCTTTACAAAAGTATCGTTTATTTCGGATTAAGAAAATAGATTTGGGGTCATATATTTGTTTTGCAAGAAAGCAGAACTGGTATTCAGTTCGGGTATCTATCTTTAAATTATTTTTATAGAATGTTTCGTATAATCCTTGGCTTCCAAAAAGCTGTAAGGTAAGTTCTTCATCTTGGAATTTTAGCAGGTAATTGAAATTATCAGTATTGATATAGTAATATGTATCTGTTGCAGACATAGGCAGTTTATAGTCCTTGTATTGTGCGGTTGGTTCACCTGCTCCTACAAACAAGCCTTGGTATCCCATATATAGTGCCACATAAATTTTGTCTGGAGCTTCTTCTTCTGGTATCCCTTCTTTTATTAACTCGTTCAGTCCTGTTTCATTTGAAGTTTCGTCTACCGCATTATTGTTGCGGGCATAAGCAGCAGTAAAAGCTCCATTGGTAAAACTTCCGTCTGAAACGCCGGAAACACCAGCATAAATCTCAGCCGGAATTATTTTTAATGATGTTATATCACCGTCTGAATTGTTTTTTACTGCAGAAAAACGATTCACTATCCGCTGTCGGTGGAATCCGTTTATTTCGACTCCAACAAAATCCAAGTTAAAGTCTTTGGTATGGTAAATGTATCGTTTGTCGAACTCAGAATCCAGCATAGGCCATACATCGAGAAATCGGTTATAGGTCTTTGTTGTACAAAGTGATAAAACTTCAGGATTGATGCAGCTGTATTTGTAATCTTCTATGTCAGGAAAATCAAATTCTACATTGTCATAGTCAACAGATAATTCTTCGTCTGCATCATACTTTTTAATGATATCTTCATCTTTTATATCTTCGAGGCATATAGTCTGAGAATTTTCGTAAAAACTATTAATGCTGATAATCTGAACAGTTTTATCTGTCTGATTTACGAGAAAGATACAGTTGAAGAATTTCTCAATCTCATCTAGAAATTCGTCTACACTCCAGTCTGGTAGCATCTTTGCGAACGAGGTGGTTCTGTAGCCATTCACCATAAAGAGCCGGCACCATCTCTTATTTTCTCTTAATGTGTTCTTTTGTAGTTTATAACCCAATATTTTCACTAGCTCTTCTACATAAAAAAGCAAATAAGGCTGTGGTGAGATGTAAGTCCCTTGAATAAAGCTGGCTCCACCAGTTGTGATATTCATCTGATTATCAAAGTATCTTAAATTGCCGCTTGTATCATAACTGGTAAAAATAGGAGTGCAAACAAAATTCATGTCTGGAAAAGCCTGGTTTAAGCTGGTGTATGCTGTCTCCAGACTGGTGTCACAGGTACCAAAGTCCAGTTCACGCAATCTTTTATCGCCGCCTGAAAGATAGTTCAGCTCGGAGTTTCCAGCCACAATCTGAATTTTAGCAATGTTGTCTTCTACTGACAATATAATTTCAGTTCCACGTATGATATTTATCGCTCCACAGATTAATATGGCCTGACGATTTTCAGGCCGTTGAGTAATATCAGAGCGGTTTAAGGATTGATATATTCTTCTATTATGAGGATGATTCAAATCAATATCCAAATCATACGTGTAGTCACCATTGCGTGTAAAGAATGGATTCTGCGTATAAAAATCAAGCTCAAATCCATCCTGTAGTGCTACTTCTTTTCCATCAATAAATAATCGTGTCATGACTTGCTGCGTTTCCGTGAAACATTGTTTTTCATTTTTTCTACTAACTGTTGCGCTTCATTCACGCCCATTTTTCCAGTCGCTTTTGTGTAGGTAAATATCGGCTCGTTTAATCTTTTGAGAAGTTTCTCCATGCATTTCATATTTTGCAGCATGACTGCCGTTGATTCCTGGCTGGATGATTCGGCAGTCTGATAGTAGTTGTTTGTTGTCAACCTATTTGTAGGTGATAATACGGCTGATACGTCTTTTGCAGTCAGGCTGCCGATGGTATTGTTTCGCTGTGCCTGGTCTATCAGGTCAAGAACCGGACGGATGGCTTGATTCTGGACGGCGTAACGGTTGGCCACGAACTCTCCGGCATGGACTATTCCTTTGGGTTCGTCATGTCTTCCGGAGCCGGTGTAGCCACCTTCTTCAAAGCCATTTATTGCAGCTTTGGCAGTTTGGAAGGCCGCAGTAATCAAAGCTGTTTTAGCTGCTGCTGTTGCAAGTCCTACTAAAAGTCCGTTTTTTGCTATAGATGACATAGTGGATTCTGCAATGTATACCATCATCGTTTTTTCTAGTGTGTCAAGAATTAAAACGACTGTTGCTTTCAGAAAATCACCTAAAGAAGTTTCTGAATCAGTTAACATTTCAGCGAATGTTTCACCAAACTGCTTTCCAATATCTTGAGCAAATGAAACTTGTTGTTTGACTTTGGCTTTATATTCATCGTAGTTTTGTTGGGTTTGTTTTAGACTCTGTTTTTCTTTTTGGTCTTTTATTTGGTTTTTAAGTTCTTCAGATATTTCTGTAGAGGAAAGCACTTGGTCATAATACGAATTTTGAATATCAAGCAACTGTTGCCGATATTCCTGTTCGGATGACAGGCCTGTATAATGTCGCTGTGTTGCATCCTGGACTTCCATTTGATATTGCTTCTCCATCCGGGTAAAGGCTTCTTCAGATTTCTGTTGTGCTTCTTGTTCGTCTAGCTGAGCACATTGTTCTTTAAATTTGATTCGTGCTTCGAGAATCTTCTGTTCAATCTGCTGGCGCTTCTCCGGCTCCAGTCCGGCGATGGCCATCATATTCTCGAGGTGACGCATCTCCAGGTCTTCCATGAAACGGGTGTATTCCTGCTGTGTCATCTCGTCGCTGGCCAGATAGGTACGTTTCAAATCGGACAGTTCATCGTAATAACGCTTGTTTTCTGCTGTTACCTGGGGATTTTCTTTGTTTGTTTTAACTGTCTTTTCGTTGGTTGTAATGGTTGTGGTGATACTTGTATTTTTCTCCTCTGGTATGGAGTTGATTATTTTCTTCAGTTCCTTTTGCCGTCTGTCCAGTTCCAGCAAGGACTCAGCTTTTTCTTCTGCCTGGTTATCCAGAGAGTGAAGCAAGGCTTTACGCTGTGATTCGTCTACATCGGTACGGGCTTCGATAATCTTCTTTTGTTCATCATAATACTTGCGGTAAGCTATCACTTCTTTTGATAACTTATCTTCGATGATGGCCAGTTCGGACTCTGCATCCGATTTTAGTTGCTGACGCTGACGGCCATTCAGGGCATCGATATTTTTGTATCTATCCTCAATGCTTTTATACTTCTCCAGTTCATCCTGAGTACGCTGTAATTCTTCGTTGTACTTTCGCTGTGCTTCTGTAGCTGCGTCTGTATTGGGGATGAGTTTGGTGGATATGTATGTCACAAGGGCGGTTAGTCCGGCAAGAACCAGTCCGGCCGGATTCAGCTTCAGTACTTTATTAAATCCATTTGTCGATACGGTTGCGACCTTGACTATCAGGTTATACGCTTTGGTGTAGATGGTGGCTGCATTGACCGTAATATTATATGCGGCCAGTGCGGAACCGGATGCTATCAGTACCGCCTTGTATTTGATAAACCAGTCAATCAGGGTAGGGAGGGCCACGATGATTTTTGTCGTCCAGCCGGTAAGCAGTGACAACGACGGGTTAAGTCGCTCCATCAGTTCGATGCCGGCCTCCTTGATGCTGTTGCGGTATTGTGCCATTTTAGCTTCGTTGGTATCGGAGTTGATGGCTGCCTGTTCCATGGCGATGTTCGTATCTGTGACAGCTTCGGTGTATTGGCGTACTTTATCCGCATTGTCTATCAGGATAGTGGCGGCAGAATAGGCTTCTTCGCCAAACATGGTTTGGATTTGTGCCGCTGTCAGTGACTTTTTGTTCAGGTTCTCGAGTGCGGTCTGCAAGCCTACTACTTTCGGGTTGGTTTCATCCGGTCCGGTCTGCAGTACCAGGAAGAACTTACGGAGTGCGGTACCGGCCGGTTCTGCCTCCAGTCCTTTCTCTGCCAGCATCTGGATGGTACCCTGCAGCTGCTCGATGCTTACCCCTGCACCGGAGGCGGCTACACCCGCATTCTTGATGGATGCGGCCTGGGCGGAAACATCGGCTGCACCTTCTTTGGAACCGGCAGCCAGCACATTCACATAGCGGGCTGCCTGGTCAGCTGATTCTCCGTACATGTTAAGAGATACGGTGGTGGCTGTCACGGCATCCTTCAGGTCGATTTTGGCGGCAGAGGCCAGTCGCATGGCTTCGATGGTGACGGCGTTCAGGGCTTCCTTGTCTTTCAGAAGCTCCGGTTTCTTCGAACCGATGAGCATGTATGCCTGAAGAATTTCGTCGGATGACTGACGGATGCGCAATCCGGATTCATCCATGGTAGTGGACAGTTGCTCGGCCTGTTTCGTAAGCCATTGGATAGATTCATCATCCAGTCCGGTCAAAGCTTTCAGCTCTGCCTGGGAGGATTCCTTGGAGTCGCGGTTGTTGCGAAGGGTATTCAGGGCCATAGATACACCCGTGATGGTGGCTGCACCCGTCGCCAACAAGCCGCCCCATTTAGCAAAACCGTTGTTGAAACGGGACAACCATCCTTCTGTCTCCTGTACTTCAGTCTTTATCTTCTGAAGCTCGGCCGTCACCAGTTTGGCTTGCTGCTGGTAGTATTTCCACTCTGCAGAACCTCGTTTAATATGTCCGCTGTTCAGCTGTCGGTTGATAGCTGTCAGGGTGGCACGAAGTTCTTTAGGCGTGGCTTTGTCGAGGTTATTCATTACCTCGGTAAGCGCCGTAGTATCTTTCTTCAGCGTCTTAATCTGGGCCTCCGTTTTCCGAAGCTCAGAAGTGACCTGCTTGATTTTAGATGTATCACCGGCTTGGTAAGCATCTGCCAGTTCCTTTTTTAATCCGGACGCAATCGTTTCCAGATTCTTGAGTTCCTGCTTTGCTTCTTCACCGTTTACTCGTACCTCGACGGTTGCTACCTGGTCTATAGCCATATTATTTCTTGTTTAAGATTACACGAATTTTGTACACTGTAAACAGCACAAAGAGGATAAGTACTACGATGGTGAATACCATGCAGAACTTTTGCCATGGGGTAAGCCTTCTTTCCACTTCTATCGTCTGCACTGATTTTTGAATGATTGTACTATCTTTCCCTGAAATGAATACCGTATCTGAAGGTACCTTGAAGTCTGTCATCAGGTTGCCCATGGAGTCAAGTTTGAACCGTAGGCGTGCGTTTTCGGACTGTGCCATGTCCAACCAGGAAAGGACGACGCGACCGTTCGAGTCGCATTCCAGCAAGGTCCGGATGGATGCGGAATCAGCCGGGCGGAAAACCGGTACCAGTTTGTCATGCACGATGATCTGTGTGTGACTGTCTGAAGTAAGGTACTTCCCGGATTTACATCCGAGAAACACCGAACCACACACAAAGAAGAAAAAAAGTATGATTAAAGCTCTCATAACAATGCCCATCCTTTTTCTACATCTGTCATTACAGCCGGAACTCCATTCTCTACCTGAGAAATGGCAGCCGCAAAGGCACACATAGTCGTTTTGTCCTCCACGTTCGGAACGTAGGTCGTCGGTACCTGCATCTCCTGGCATACGCGTGAAATGTAGCCTGATGTGTTGTTCTCGGTTCTGGGTGCCCATCGGCTGATGAAGTCCGCAATCGTCTGGCATCCGTATTTCCGGCGGTAGTTCTGCAGCAGCTTGATTAATGCCCGGTAACCATGGGCCATGTCTTCGAATTCTTCGAAGGCCTTGTCTTGTTTCTTAGATGCAGGAATCTCTCCCTGCCAGTCTGTCGCATCTGAGTTGCGGATGTTGCCTGGATTGTTGTTGCGCAGGCCTCGTGGTTGTGTTGTCATAAAAAACTTGCTTTTATAGTTAATAATCATTGGGCGGTTGTCTTTTACCGCATCCTCTTACGTCACACCGTTTTACAATCAGCTTTTGATTCTCTAATTCCAATGTTGTATTTTTCTCCATGAGCTCGCGAATTCGTAGGCGGTCTTCATTCTTTTCCGCATAAAGCTGGTCTATCTTTTTGTCCTGCTCTTGTACTTTAGCTTCTTTTTTTTCATAAAGTTCTTTCCATTCTGCAGCATAACTGGTAATGTTGTCCGTTTCGGCTTTACGAGCAATTGCTTCTTCCTTTCGAGCTGTTGCTTCCTCTTTTCTACGCCGTGCGTCGTGAAACATGAATACTCCTATTAGCGGGAGGAAGATTGAAGAAAGGATACTACTGATTGTATTGACGATATCATTTAAAAACTCCATATAGGTAAATAATCAAAACTACAATTATAGGAAGGAGTATTCCGGCCAAAATGTCCAGCCAGTCCCATTTCCCACCAATGCTTTTTTGAATATATTCTACAGCACACATTGCTACAAATACGCATATTGCACCGGTCAATGCAGCTTGTAGGATAGTCATGGTGGTAAGAAGAAGGACTGAGCCAATCCAGATGATAAAAATAATGATACCTGCTTTGAGGTGTTTTGGGCGGTTACTAATCTTCAGCCACTCAAACAGATTGGATAAATTTGTCATACTTTTGATTGTTTGTTACTCAAAAGTATGAAGTCATGGAGTAGGGTAAAAAGACATAATGAAGTAGAATATGGGTAGAAATAACTAGCTGGAGCTCTGTTTTTACTTATAATCTTTTGAAATTTTGAAACTACGCGATGTATATTAGGTTGTATAGGATAAATCTTTTGAAAATATTAAATTTGTAATATCAGTTTAAAATACAATTATTTATTTAGAATTTATTCAAAAATGTTATTATGGCAAAATATATTAAGTCACCTATTGATGAGTTATTTTATTCATTAATGGGATTTTATCCCACAAAAGAAGGAGCGGCATATGAAATAATATCAGCTGCAGCATTAAGCCTACTCGAACATAGAGAGGCTAAGCATAATCAATTTTTAATTGGTCTAAGTGCAAGTCAATATCAATTAGATGGGCTCATCGAAAATGATACAATGATTGAATCTAAAGATTACACAAAAAGAGGGGCAAAAGTAGGTAGGGATGACTTACAAAAGATGGAAGGTGCATTAACAGACTTGTTAGAAATAAAAAAAGGGTATTTTACTTCTGCTACTGAATACACGGAACCGGCTCAAATGTATGCAGAAGCAACATCTAAAAATCCTTTACAGAAAGAAATCATACCAGTATATTTACGCCCCTCAACTAAGGATGATGAGAAAGGTAGAGTAAATAAAATACAAATTCAGCTGACAATGGTAGTACCAGATTTTAAAAATGGGAAATTTAATATTTTATACTCCGATAAGGAAGAAGAATTAAAGCTCCAGAAATTCATTGAAACAATTGGTCCCATGTCATTAAAAATTGAAGAATTTTATGATTCCTCTGGGAATGTAATTGAGACTGTTGAAAATATATGTAAAAAACAGCAGCCTAAATTCGCGATGCAAGCTACTGAGGTTGACGGTGTTTTTAATATAGAAGCCTATATAAAAGTGAATGGTAATATGTTTTCTATCAAAGGTTTAAAATATCATATACCAATTTTACATCATACTGAAACTTTTACTATTGAAAGCGAAGGGGATGCCAAACTGTTGATTAAATGTGATAAACTTAATATAAATAAATTAATGACAGACATTGAAATGATTAATGCAATCAAAGGTGTTATGGAGTCTAAGTAAATACTTGATTATGGCTTTTAGACACTGTCCAAAATTTTGTGTAAATGGAAACAGAATTCAGCTGTAAATTTCTTCTTATATCTGGATTCTGTTTCCAAAAAATTAGTATTCATGACACAAATAATCTGGTTTGCAGATAAATAAGATTCTAATATTGAGAGCGTTATTGTATAAATATCGTGAATTACCGAGTTATTCTACTATGCAGATGCTTCAAATCATACCCCTCCACATAGCTTCAGCCCACCTCTGAGCTCCTTCATCAACCATGTTAGCATGGACATTGTTTGGGTTAAAGAACGTGCTTCCGTTATAAATGTTATAGCTTCCATTATGATAAATATCTATGTATGGTACCCCATAATACCCACATATTTCAATAATTATCTCTGTCTGCTTTTCATATCTATTATCTCCACTTTTTTTATATGCGTCAATATCAAGAGAGCCATCAGCTCTCTTGAATGATGACATATTGCTCCAATTAAACTGGAAACATTCAGGAAGCCACCAGAATATCCAGGCTTTTGGATATGTTGTCATTAAATATTCCAGCATACCCTTATATACAGCATATATGCCTAGTTCATTGATTTCTTTCCAATACGAAACATTAGTCCAATTAGCAATATCATGCGAGTGAAAGCACATACCAAATTTAGCAGAAGCACTGCTTGTTGTTACCAGAACTTCTGCTCCAGTATTTGCAACATCTACAGTAGGTGTACTAATTCCATCATCTTCGATAGTGAATACACAATAGTATGAGGAATCACTATGACCAGACAATTTTAAACCTTCATAATTGTAGTTTCGAATTTCTTGCATTAGTTTAAGCTCTGTCATTGATTCAGTTACTTCTATTCCATAAGTTCTTTCGCCTACCTTGATATTAATAGTTCCGCTTGACGATGGAGCCTTAGTAACCTGAAATTTAACCGAATTGGTTGTGTATTGCAACCGAATCATTGTACCTACTTTTGGGGTAAATGAAGATGTTATAGATTCTATGTTTTCCTTAAAATATGATAGTGCTTCTGTCTTACTGCTCTTCTGTGTATCGTAATCAGTAAATTCACTTAACATATATGGCTCATCGTCTATTGCCCCTTTTAACCCTGCAAAACTGTGGTCATTGATATTCTCAATCAATATTACATCTGGCGTATCATATTTTGCCAATTTTAAACATCGTGACTGCCCACATGTATCTAACTCCGTCAAAGATGTAGTACCACCTACAGACGTTTCTTCATTAGCTTCTGACATAAAATTCATACCCAACATTTTGCACAGCCTCGATTGCCAAGATTGTATATTAGTTACGTTCATTCCCAAGCTGTCGCATATAGTGGCTAGTTTTTTACCGCTAAAGGGATTTTGAAATCCAGACGATTCGTCATTACTATTTTCTTCTATATTATAATCTTCATAGCCTATCCATGGATTATCAGAGGTTTCTTTTTTAATACAGAACTTTCCAAAATAAAAAGAATCTCCATTAGCGCATGGGATAGTAATCACTACATTTTTCCCATTAAATTTATCTAATGTAGTCGTAAACTCTATCCACTGAGGAGATGATGATTCTGTATCGTTCACGTGTATTATACTATGTCCAATATTAATCCTTCTCTCTGTAGTCTTGTTTACAGCCTTGCAATAAGCTCCAATTCGCACTACATTGCCATTAGAAATACCTAAATTTTTCAAGTGTTCTTTACTAATTAGGATAAAACCATTTGAAGCTGAATCAGAGTTACAGGAAAGTTCGATACATTTACCTATATTATCTACATCAACAATCGAACAGTAAGTGCCATCGCCAGTCCATTTCCCACCTCCTTGTGGAGCGACTGTAATAAATGTATCTAAATTGTAATCAGGAAATTGAGAGGACATAATAGTAGGGGATAATATCTCCACTAAAGTTGTATCCTCAAATTGCTCAATTAAGTTGTTTTTTGATAATCCCAAATCATTTTTAAGTGAAAAATATCCATCTTCAGAAGTCGCATATCTATAAATGTTATTAACATCTTTAGGTATAAAATAGTAAGGTATTCCATACACTTCTATTGAAGGAGAGAAATTACATCTTATCTTAGCTGTTTTAGCTTCTGATGGTATCTTTAAGATTATATCATATTCCCCTCCACCAACTTTTTGAAAAAGTCGTAAATTATCAATTATAGATATAGTATATTCACTATCCTCGAAAAGAGATAAGTTCAATGAATAATTTGTTGTGGATGTAATATTTGACTTGATATATAGATATTCTACTGATTCAACATTATAGTAATAATCTGTGTAATTACTTCCTTTTTCCTTTTTAGTTTCTGTCAAACTATAATTAATAGCAGAAATTTTCTCCTGCATCTGTCCAACAGGGGATTTAATTTCTTCTATGTCATTTTTTATGCTTTCCTTACTTTTAAATTCACCGTTTCCGGTAGATGATACGACTAGATATAGGTCGCTTTCTTCTACAGTGAAATGGGAACCGTCTTCTCGTATATCTGCATCAATTACACGTATTATATCACCAGATGTAATAATACTTCCTTTATTGGGGATTTTAGCTTGAACCGTAATACTTGAAGATTTATTTCCTCCAGTAGGAAAACCTTGAAAATTCTTTGTGATTACAAATGTTTTTCCTTTATATTTTGATATATCCCAGACATATATGTTACCATCTGTCGAATATAGAGTTCTCGAATCACTTCCATTATATAGATACTGAAATAATTGTTTATCCAAAAAAACATCACAATTAATTGAATTAAGGATAATACCATCAATCTCATTATTTACATCTTGTATTTTTGTTGATAACTCGGTAAGTTTTTCATCCCGCTCTTTCAGTTCTTCATCGGTTTGGGTTTTGTCATAGTAATCCTGCTCGAGCTTGTTTATGTGTTCCAGCATTGCCGTGCCTACACGGGTGGCTGTGTTCTGTTTGTTTGTTTTTTCGTCGCGGATCTGGATGGCCAGTTGCTTTAATTCTTCGAATGTTTTTGTTGCCATAATTCTGAGTTTTTTACGAAGTAAACTTACCGAGTTAGATTTCAAAAAGACATTGTTTTATTTACGCTTGTGCGTTCCGTATAAACGTGATTTGAGAGTAGTGCTGCGCTTATGGTTTGCTTCCTCGATTTTATCGACAAGCAAGCCGCAGAACTCTTCGCCGTACATGTAGGCCATCTGTTCCTTCAGTACCATGATGGATGCAAAGTAGGGGCGGGAAAACCATTCTCGAGGTTTACGCGGATTGCCGGATGTATAGTATCCACCGGGCTTAGGGCCAACTTTGCGAGGTACATTTAACCCGTGTTCCTCACGATAAACCGGGTTTAATATCTCTAAGTCACCGCCATTACCTTTGGTATATCCGTTGCCGACACCCATGTCCTGGTATATGCCGTACTCCAGAAACTTGTGCTGAATGGTGGATACTGAGTCCGTGGCAGATATGACGTTATCGCGTATCTGCTGGTGAAGCGAGTAAGTATTAATGACGTGCAGCCTCTCAATCTTTTCACGCCAGATATTCACCATCATTTCTGCCCAGGCTTCCTGATATTTTCTGCGGTCTTCATCGGTAGCCGCCGGCCTGTTTGTGTCTGTATTAGCCATTCCACTCGTCCTCCTTATAACATAAATCAGTGGGTTCGGTCAGCTCGACCATAAAATACAAGCCGGTGCATCCGGAAATAAAGTATTCGCCCAGTTCACGGGTGTAGATGCGGGATACATTCAGGAAGGATAAGTCCAGGTCTTCGTAGATGTATTTGTCACGGATCATACGGGAGTGGAACTGTCGGAAGAGCTGCCGGCAGATGTCCAGCTTTGCTGCACGCTCGGTCATGTCGTCGTAGCGGTAACGAATCAGAAGGAATACCGTGAAGGTGCGCTTCTTGAACCAGCCTCCTCCGATTTGCTCTGTGGCTGCGTCGTTGGTATCATCGACGCAGACGAAAGCGGATTGTTTCCGGAAATTATCGAGCACATCCTGGAGCGAATTGATACCGCTGCAGGAACATGGAAAGAATGAGTTGGCTTTGGCCAGCTTGTTCTTTTCGGTCAGCTCTTTAAAGTAGGCGTGGCCGTCAAAGAATTTACTTGTGTCCATTTTGTTTTGATTTTAGAATTTGAATATCGTGTGCTTTGGCATCCAGCTCGGTCAGGGCCCGCCAGCAGTCCATCTGCAGGACTTCCTTTTCTTTTGTCACGTCACCGCCGGTCAGTGCCCGGATCTGGGCGTTCATCGCGCCCAGCAGGTCGGGCAGTTCCGGCTGATCAGCGTCGGTCCTCTGCTGGAACGGCTGGAAGAAATGGGGAAAAAGGGAGGCGAAGTACAGTTTGATACTTCCCCACCAGAGGAATACGGAAACCAGTTCGTATTCCTTGATGCGGGCAAAGGAGGCTTTCAGATAGCCTCTGGCACCCGGTTTCTTTTTGTAGAGGAAACCATATAGGGATTTGAGCTGAGAAACGTTCTGCGAATACAGGTAGCCCTGGTAGTGGTTTTCACAACAAAGGTAATCTTCGAAGCTCAGACCGTGCAGCATTGCATCGATGGCGTAACGGCCGCCTATTCTGTCCAGCCGGACGGGATAAGCGTTGGGTTCCGAGATAAAATCAATCTGCCGGAGGAAACTGCGCACCTGCCAGTCCTGAAGGATGAACCTCAGTTTTTTGTGCCAGTTCAGGCGGAACGTGCAGAGCCATCCTCCTTTCACTCGCTTCCGGACACGGATTCCGGTGAAGCGCATGAAGACGTAAGTCTTAGCCTTGACCGGAGAAAACAGGGTGATGACCAGGAACACGTACCGAAGCTGTTTCTGGTTGAGCTGCTGCCAGAAAGTGGGGAACCGGAAGTCGAGTATTCTACCCCCAAAAGTATGTGGAATCATCTTTTTCATTCTGATAAGTCTGGAAGTGTTTGACTTTGTAGGCCTCGGAGTCCTTGTAACTGGTGAATACCTCTACCTTGGATTCCGCGTAGTTCTCGATGCGTTCCAGCATGCTCTTTGCTGCCGACCAGTTCTTTGCGATGCAGAAGCCGATGAACTTGCACATGTAGTCGGCCATGGCAGACTCTTCTTTGGTGAACGCATTGTGCCGGGCCTGTTCGAGGATGTGGTCGAAGAACTCGGCCGACACGTGCTGTCGAATCTTTTCTTCTGCCTGGTACATCTTTATCCGGAACTCGAGCAGCTTGGAACGGTGTACGTCTGCTGAAGGAAAATCGACGTACATCTTCAGTTGTTTGGCTGTATACATCAGGTTCGGGATGTTGATACGGGCCTGTGCCGTATCTGCCCAGCTGGTACCGACCAGCAGCTCCAGGCATCGGTCGTAGGTATCTTCGGCTGCGTTGGTGACTTGCTGCAGCAGGTTCTTTACTCTGTCGGCTGAAGCCGGGGCCAGATTCTGGTTAGACACCACACCGAAACCGGTGGGAGTCAGTACCAGGTCGAGTTGTGGTATCTGCTCCTGATAGGTACGCAGACAAACCAGCTTTGTGACCGCCTGCTCGAGTCCGGGAACAGTATCTAATTTGTCTGCCATATCACCCAGCAGCACACAGTTGATGCTTTGAAGCGTGTCGTCCAGGTGAGGAGCAATCATATCATACACCTCTGCCGTGGAGTTAGTGGCAGAGGAACAAATCTTCTCGAAAATCTCTTGTGAAAATGTGATAGCCATATTGATTCGTTTTAGGATTTGTTTTCAAGGTCTGAAGCTGTCTTTTGTTTGGCGTCGGTGTTCTGGTCAAGGGTGGTGAGCAGCACCATGGGCACATCCGGATACACCTTCTCGCTCCACCCGTTGTACTCGATGACGATGTTATGCGGGATGTTCATCAGGTCGTGGAAAGGAATCTCCAGTGCCTGCTTGAGCGTGAACAGCTCGCGCTTGTCTGAACCGGAGTTGTTGCTCTGTCCTTTGCCTGGTGTGGCACCTACCAGGTTGGGATGGATGTTGTCGCCGTAACAGGTGATGTTACTGGCTTCTTGGATATCTTCGCTCCAGTCGCCGCCTTCCTTGCCGGTCTCTACCACATTGATGCGTACCATCCGGACTTCACGACCATTCGGGTCGATGTAGTATCCGGTAATCCAAACCTTGCCGCTGTTTTCAATTCCGGAAACAAAGTTCTTGATGTTTTCCTTCTCCTTTTTGATACGCTCCATCTTCTTCAGCGGTTCGGTAATGTGTTCTTCCGCACAGATGTTACTCCAGTAGTCCTTGTGTACTTCGACCTGATACTTTACGCTGGCATGGTTGCGGAGCTTCGCTTTCTTGCCTTTCCCAATCAGTCGCTTGATGTCGTACCAGTCGCCCCGGAAAATGCTGGTGTAGTAGGGGATGGGGTAATACTGGAAGCCGGGGGTGGGGAAGCGCACAAGAATAGCGAATTTGCGGTCTTCAGTACGGACTCTTGTTTCGCCATCGCGCCCAGGTTCACGACCCATGAGCACCATCAGGTCGCCCAGCGGGTCGCGTGGATCCAGCAGACGGATGACTTCGTAGTCTTCCGGACGAAGTGAAGCGTTTTCGCGGAAATTGGCATAAATCACGTGATTGATTTTGCCCCTTCTGGCCTGTTGGAAACGGCAGTAGCAGGCCTCTTTGTGAATGAGCCGGTTGATTCTTTTGCCGTCCTTGGAAAGAATGATGACCGACACACAGAAAAAGAAATACTTCATGTCTGTGGCCTGCTCGAGCTGGAACAGCGGCAGGCTGTTGTGAATCAGCCAGCGTTTGATTTCGGGATGGGTTGTCGGCTGTCTGGTGTCTACGTCCATGTACTTCAGTCCGGCACCGTAACAGGTGATGACGTTGAACAGCTTGTTCTGACTCATCACTTCGTCGATGCCTATCATCTTGATGATATTAAACGGAAGCTGGTTGTCTTCACCGAAATTGACATACGCCATGCCTTTCCGTCCGGGAACAGGCGTAGTCTTCACATTTGCATCTTCATCGAATACCAGGCTGCTGTCTTCTACGGAAGCCATTTCGGTGGCCACGTTGGAAACCTCGATGTCGAATATCTCACCAGGCATGAAGTCGCCGTCGTATTGCAGGATTGTCTTGTCCATATTAAAGGTAAATTGTCATGTTGTTAATTTCGAAAAGGGATATGTCGCGGAAGGAACGAATTAAGCCGGATGCCGGAAGGCGAACCCGATGGAGCCCCTGTCGCCAGTGTGAGCCGACGCACACCGCGCCTTTGTATTCCAAAATGTCACCTGTGCTGAGCTTCCAGAGCTTCAGGTTGCAGGGCTGCCCGGACTCGAGCAGTCTTAATGCGTCTTTGATATGTATTACGTTCATAGGCTTTAATTGTATGTGTCATCGAATGAGTCATCGAAAATGTCCGGAAGCAGACGGAGCTGCTGCTGGTACCGGGATGCGAAGATGTAGGAAACAGTGAAAGCAAACAGTCCGTCGTCTTCATCGCTCCGGCTGGTATTGCTTTCGGTGATGGTTATCGGGATGTCGCCTGATTCATCCATCAGCCAGACTTCGGTAGCCCTTGCCACATCGTCGGCTAGGTTGAACATGCCTTCGGGGATGTAACCTGTATTGAGTGTGTGCTTGCGCTGCTCGTCTACGTAATAGTTCTTGTATTGCCCGGCGAAATAAGCTGCACTCCGGGTCAGTTCCGGCTCTACCGTATCTCCGCCCACAAAGTAGAATGTTTCAACGCATCCGAACGAGTTCCGGAACTTCAGGCCGACGGATTCCGGTTCGTCCTGGTCTACGCGGAAGGTCTGCTTCCGGGCGCCGGCCAGGATGGTGTACCGCAACAGCCGGTAGCCGGACTGGGTAAATCGGGAAGGGGATACGTCTATGGAGCGGATACCGTAGTCGGCCACATTGCCCAGTGAACGGGTGGATTTGAGAAGCTGGTTCTGGTCGTTGACGAAGACACATTCTGCCGTCACTGGAATAGTCGTGCCGCCTGAAGACAAACTTCCGGTAGTAAGGTAGAGGGTTTCCGTGCGGTTGAAAGAGGTTATTTTGTCACGCCCTGCCAAGGTCGTCAGGAAATAGTTCGTCACGAAATCTACTCCACTGCAGGGGATGATGGGACGGCATAACAGCACCGTGAAGGTCTTGCTGATGGTGGTTTCACTGGAAGCGGATACCTCGTAGCTGAACTGAAGCATCGGTGAACCGATAAGGTAAGGCTCCATGAGGGAAAACAAATCAAGAATGTGTATTTGGTTGCTGGCGTCTTGAGTATAGGTTTCTTGCAGAATGACCGTATTTGCTTGCTTCAGCACAAAGGTTACCCTTTTGTCTGCGCTGATTGTGAAGTTGTCCAGCTGTGAGGACAGGACGAAATCGGGTATATCTTGTGGAATAGTGAGCATAAATCTTTGTTTTTCTCAAAGATACCCGGCTCCGGAAAGGGGTAAAAAGACAAAAGGTGCAGCATCCTCACGACGCCACACCTCGATATAAATGTAGAAAAAATGTAATCATCTAAAAACTTGCAGTCTATCTGCGCTGCATTATCCATGCCGGTTTCCCTTCTGGATTAATTGCTATCTTAAAACCTATTTTGAGTAAGTTGAACGTTATATCGTTAATACTTATATCGACCATTTCACTCAACTCGTCTTGTATCTGTTGCGATGTCTTAAATACTGTATAATCTGTAACTTCCTTAGCTGGAAGCCATTGTTCGCAATATTGCTGAAGAACTAAAACATCAAAATTTACCGCTTCTTCCATTTGTCTCCTCCTTTCTGTCATTAAGGGCAATACCCATTATCTTGTATAAATCTTCGAACTCCTCTCTCTGGCACATGATGCTATCACAACCATTCATACATATCTGGAATTCTTCGATGAATAGCCCATTCTTATTGTAATAAGAAGTCTTCTGTACTCTGAAAACCGCTTTTTCTACATTGTCATCCATTATAAACCTCCTTTCTTGCAAAGTAAGATGGAATAGGCAAACCAGCAGAGGCAGGCAATGGCGGCCAGCCAATGGGTGAATACGGAACAGGTTAGGATACAGAAAGAAGCCAGTGCTTGGGAAATGAGTACAGCCTGGCGGTTGGAAACTTTCTCTTCCATGATGGAGGAGAACAATACATTTTCACGATTCAGCCATAACGATATACGGCTTTGTTTTGCCTGGCTTGCAGGCAGGGCAATTTGATTTTTCATTTTTGTAACGCGGTTAAAATGAAACAATATATGGTTAAAATACGGGAAAGGAAACAAGAAAGGTTCCGCTTTCCCGTCGCGTTACACCTGATACAGGCAGTGGGCGCATTAACGCTCCACACGGGGGTCGGAACCATAAGTTATATAGCTAGAGCTATGGACATAAAAAATGCCCGCAGCAAAATTATTTGGCGAGCCATCCTCGCCTGTATCAAATGTAACGCATTGCAAATGTATGTTTTTGTTTTGGAATGGCAAAAGAAAAAGCGGAAACTTTTTTATGGTTTCCGCTATAGGTTTAAATTTAAAATAGTGATGAAGTTAAAGAACATCCTAGTTTACTATCTTTATCCATAACAAGAACATTATTATCAGAGGTTTCTACGATATATTTATTATGAGTTACATTTATTAGTGTTCCAAATTGGTAGACACTTCCATCATGACTAAACATAATTTCATCACCAATAGATAATCTTTCATTATTAATCACATAAGTATCCTCGGTTTTATTGTTAGCTCTTATTTTTAAGTCATTTATTGCATTTAAGATAATACTAGTATCTACAGATAAATTTTGCTGTTTAGGTATTTCAGCTTTATTAATTGCTAACAAACTAATTAATGAATTAATATCCTTAGTATCAGCTCTTTCAGTTTCTTCTAATGCTTTTTGTATTTCAGCACGTCCTTTTTCAACTTCATCAATTCTTAGGGTTTCACTATAAGATAATGTTCTTATGCTTGATATGTCAAAAGGCATGACTGTCTTTTTATCTTTAATCAGGACGGTCTTCATATTGAAAGCCTGTCTAAAACCGAGCTCATAAAATACATTTGCATTACGAGAACTGATATCACATATAGCCATATCGTATTTCACTGCTTTTTGCAGAATGTCAACTATAATCATGTTGGTTTTAGAAGTGTCATCAGCTCGGTCCACTTTATATCCGGCTGCTTCACATGCTGGTTTTATCAGGTATTCATATACACGACCAAAATGACCTTTTTCATAACCGTCCACATCACTAATGGGCATTATGACAAAGCATGTTTTTTGAGGCTTTTCGTCTTTAATAGCTTCTTTACTTTTCTCACTCATAGGCTCGTGTTTTTAGGTTGATTATCAGATTTAATTTGAGAGAGTTCTATAAACTCTTTCGTTTCATAATTTATATAATAACCATTGTCTGTGATACCAGCATAGGCTTTATCTCCATCATTGGATAAAAATATCTGTACGGCTTTGTTAGTAATATGTAATTCTTCAATCATCTGGACAATTTGATTGGAGGTCATTTTTTGGCTTGTAGATACAAATATGCCAGATGGACGTCGTTGAATTATCAATGCTTTAATACCGTCAATGACGCACGCCGATGATTTTGCTTCAGCTTTCTGCTCAATATTTTTAGCTTTGAGTAAAGGTTCTTTTGTACGTATGGCCATACCGGTAATCGTCGTATAATACATGTTGTTCAGGTAAGAACTCGTAATATTAAGATTAATAAGTCCATTGGCTCCTTTATTAAGCAGTTCTTTGGCAATGTCATCAAAAGCTGTATCTATGTTTACGGAGTATCCTCCAAAGGTATCGATGGCTCCTCGTGTCGTTGAAACTACGCTGCCGATAGGAGTGTAGTCAAAGTTTACGTTATTGGCTTCTGTCACAAAAATGCCTTTATCCGTCAATGAGGAATAGTCTTTGATTTCTGTGATAGTCATCTGATCTAACGTAAGGCAAGATGACAGAGGGATGATTAGTGTCAATAATAAGGGTCTGCTCATAATCTTTTTTAGTTTTATAGAGTCACAATTCAAAGTATGATATAGTCATTTGATATACGATAGTTATTGATTGATACTATTCCCACAATTCTTCTAACTTTAAATGTTATCAGAATATATTCTGTTGTTGTGGCTCTTTCGCAGATTCTTTGTATTTCTTAATCATGCTGAGCATCAGTTCATCTCTTTCTATACCCTGGTTGATTGCTTCAATCATCTGCGGAGTCGTATTCTTATCTTTCAAATCCTTCTTGTTTTGACGAAGCTGGCCGCTTGCCCGGGTGTTTAAAGATTCAAGCACGATAGATTCTGTAGTGAATTTTAGTTTCCGGTAGGGAGTTGCGCTGGCGTTAATCAGGTCTTCGAGCATCTGGAAGAATTCGTCTTTCTCTCCGCTCTTGAATTTGTTCATCAGGTAATCTGATACTACCACGACGTCAAGGTCTTTGTCGAAGTTCGTGGTTCTGGCATATCCGCCCACATTACCCAGCAGCTGCATGAAGATGTCCAGCCTTCCTGCCATTCCTGGAGAGATAAAGATTTCTCGATTGTAGAATGTCAATTCTCCACTGTCCATAAAGGTCTTGAACCACAAAGCGTCGTAGGTCAAGTTTACATTTTCTTTTTTGATAGCCATATTCTTAGTGTTTAGTTATTTCGTTCATAATTTCGCATAATTCTTTCTCGTAAATGAGCCGGATGTTCTTTCCTTTGGCATTGAGCTCTTCAATCTTCTTGAGTTTAGACGGGCCGGCACCTTCTCCGACAATGACAATGTTTGTCTTGCCTGATATTGTCGTATTTATGTCTGCACCGAATGATTTCAGGATAGAACCTAGTTCATCGCGGTCAGGGTATGCATATTCCGGCGGATACCCGTTCAGCATTTCCGGTGATATCCGTTCAGTCCCCAGTTAGTATTCAGTGTTGTTGGCAAAGTTAATACTTCTTTCTT